CATGACCCACGCCGCGGCGTACAACGACGAAAAGATCGTTTACGTCCTCAACTCCGCCGAGAATTCCGCCGGCGTGGTGTATGAGGGGTGGAGGATCGCCGCCCGCATCGGCGGCATGATCGCGGCCGTGGCGTCCAACATGTCCCTGACCCATACGGTCATTTCCGGCTTCGCGGCGTTGCATGAGACCTTGACGCCCAGCCAGATCGAAAAGGCCCTCAAGCGGGGCTGCCTGGTTTTGACCACCAACGCGGCCGGTCAGGTGTGGATCGAGCAGGGCATCAACACCCTCATCACCCCGGACGGGGACATGGACGAAGGCTGGAAGAAAATCCGCCGGGTCAAGACCCGTTTCGAGCTCATGCAGCGCGTCGCCGACGGCCTGGACGTGTTGATCGGCAAGGTCAACAACGACCCGGACGGCCGGGCCACCATTATCTCCAACATCAAGGGCGTCATTTCCCGCATGGTAGGAGAGAAGAAGCTCCTCCAGGGCGACGCCTTTGAGGACGAAACCAACCCCCCGCAGGGCGACAGCGCCTGGTTTGTCATCGAGGTCGACGACATCGACAGCGTCGAGTTTATCTACCTGGCCTACCGCTTCCGTTATGCCGCGGAGTAAGGAGGAGTAAAGCATGTATAACAACAGAGGCCCGCAGGACACCCGCTTCGCCGTCACCGGCAAGGACGGGGTCATTTACGACGGCAACGGCAAAATGCTGGCCACCGTCGAGAGCTACCAGGTGCAGGTCAACGTGACCAACGCCACCTATCAGCCCTTGGGCGACGCCCAGGAGCACAGCGTCCTCCAGTCGTACAAGGTCACGCTGACCATGTCGCAGGTCATCGTCGAGGATGACGACCTCATCACCGACGTCTTTAACATGATGCACAGCGGCCAGCAGCCCGACTGGACCTTCCAGGGCGTCGTGTACGGCCGCAACGGCAGCACGCAGCGCATGAATTACCGCGGGGTCGTGCCCGACGGCAACATCGACCTGCAGAACGTCAGCATCGGCGACATCATCAAGCGCGCCTGGAATATGGCCGTCAACGATCCGCCGGAGCTCCAGAGTATGCTGGCGTTGAACGCGGCGTAATTCCCCGGAGGACCGGGAGGCCAGCCCCCGCCAAGCGGGGCCCGGAAAAAGCGGAGAGCCCCTGCCGAAAGTGGGGTATATACAGACGCGGCCGCGCATCATCGCGCGGCCGCGTTGAATTTTATGGAGGTTTGAGTTTATGAGCGCAAGAGTAACGGCCGGACTGCCCGAAGATATGGAGCACACCCCCACCCCGGAGGAGGCGCAGGCGGAGGCCCGCGCCAACGAGGACGACCTGCTGACCGGCCTTTTGGCCGCGGCGAGTTACAAGGACGACGAAGATGAAAACGTCGAAATCGTCATCAGCCGCAGGGGCAAGGACCTCTTTTCCTTCCGCATCCACCCGTTGAGCGAGGACGACTTCAACAGGTGCCGGAAGCGTTGCACCAAGTACGTCAAGAGCAAATCCCAGGCCGGCATCCGCGTCCCGGAGGAGGTCGACACCGTCAAGTATCGGTGCATGTTGATCTACGAGGCCACCGTCCCGGAGGACCGGGCCAAGGTATGGGACAACAAGAAGCTCTGGAAAGCGAAGGACCTGGCCACCGGCATCGAGGCCGTGGACATCCTCCTCAAGGCGGGCGAAAAGAACGCCATCTGCGAGAAGCTCGACGCCATCAGCGGGTATGAGCTGACCGAGGAGGAGGTCGCAAAAAACTAATAAAGGCCGGGGGCCGTGCGACGTTATTACACCAGATTTTTCAGCGGACCGGGATCATGCCGGACGTCGTCTGGAACGCGCCGCGCGGCGTCCGTGCCTTTTGCCTCGCCTCCATGATGGTCACATTGGAGAACGAAGAACACGCAAAGGAGGGAGGGACAAATGGCAGCTGAGACCTTCCGCATCACAGAGGAGCTGGTCGTCGAGGACCGAACAGGGCCCGGCTTTGAATCAGCCCGGCGCAAGGTCAGCCAATTCGACCGCACGCTCCAGGAGACCCAAAGCCGGCTGAACAAGATGACCGGCTCCAGGTGGAATGTGGCCTTCAACGCGGTCGACAAGGCCACATCCGTCATCACCAAAGCCGAAAGCAAGATCAAAAGCGTGGCCGGCAAGGCGTGGAATTTCACGGTCGGAGTGGTCGACAAGGCCACCGCCCCGCTGCAAGGGATTTTTAACATGCTCCGCAACCCGATATTGCAGGCGGGCGCAGTTTTGGGCATATCACTCAGCGCATCGGACGCCATAAACACATTTGGAGCGTTTGAGGCGACCATGTCGAAGGTCAAGGCCATCAGCGGCGCATCCGGGGAGGATTTCGAGGCATTGACCGCCCTGGCGAAGGAAATGGGCGCGACCACCAAATTCACAGCGCAGGAGGCCGCAGAGGGCCTGACATACATGGCAATGGCCGGCTGGAAAACCGAGGACATGCTGGCGTCATTGTCCGGCATTATGGACCTGGCGGCGGCATCCGGGGAGGATTTGGCGACCGTTTCCGACATCGTGACGGACGCCATGACAGCCTTCGGCATGTCGGCAAGCGGCTACACCGAGAACGGAATCGCCAACGCCACCCATTTCGCCGACGTGCTGGCCGTCGCATCGTCCAGCGCCAACACCAACGTCGCCATGATGGGCGAGACATTCAAGTATGTCGGCGCCGCATCCGGCGCCCTGGGGTATTCCATCGAGGACGTCGCCCTGGGCATCGGGCTCATGGCAAACAGCGGCATCAAGGCGTCCCAGGCAGGCACAGAGCTCAATTCCATTTTCACGCGGCTCGGCACCAACACCAACGGGGCCCGGGACGCCATCGAGGAAATGGGGATCAGCTTTTACACGTCCACCGGCGACGCCCGGGAGTTTGGCGACGTCCTCGGGGAGCTGCGCGCGGCCACCCGGAACATGACGCAGGAGCAAAAAATCAATTTTGCCAACACCGTCGCCGGGCAGAGGGCGCAGGCCGGCTTCCTGGCCATGTTGAACGCGACCGAGGAGGACTACGCCAAATTGACCGACGCCATCCAGGAGTGCGACGGCGCCGCGGAGGCCATGGCAGACGAAATGATGAACAACCTGCAGGGCTCCATGCAATATCTGTCATCGGCGGCCGACGGCGTGAAGATGACCCTCGGGTCACGGCTTTCGCCGTATTTGCGGGAGTTTGTCGACTGGCTCACGACCAAAATGCCCGACGTGGAGGCGGCAATCAACCGCGTCATGGACGTCGTGGACGAAAAGGTCGCGCAGCTCAAAAGCACCATCGCGGAATTTACCAGCAGCGACGAATGGGCCAACGCAGACGTCTGGGGAAAAATCGCCATCGCCTGGGACAAGATCGTCGCGGAGCCATTCTCCCAGTGGTGGGAAAGCAGCGGCAAGCCATGGCTGACCGAAAAGGTCGCAGCCTTCGGCGAAACCCTGGGCAGCGGGATCACCGCCGGCCTTTTGGCAATTTTGGGTTTTGACGAATCCGGCGCCATCGCGGACGGCATGACCATCGGCAAGAGCTTTTTGGACGGCTTCAAATCCGGCCTCGACATGGACAAGATCAGCGAGGCTTTCACCGAATGGGCCGGAGACCACAAGGGCGTCATCGCAGCGGCCGGCCTGGTAGCCGGCGGGAAGCTGTTAGGCGGCGCGGCCAAGGCATTCCAGGCGGCCAAGGGCCTGTTTGGGGGCACCTCGGGAGGCGGTGGAGGAGGCGGCCTCGGGTCGTTTGTGTCCACCATGACCGTCTCCGCCGGCACCGTCATCGTCAACGGCGGCATGGCATCCAACGCCGCCAACGCGGTCAGGACCGCAGCGTCCGGGGGCGGTTTACCGGCCCTGCCAGGCGCGGCCGGAGGCGGGCGGCTTGCCCTTCCGGGACCGGCTGGAGGAACAGCGGCGGCCGGCGGCCTGACATCGGCGGGTAGCTGGTTAGGCAAGCTCCTCACCATGGGGTCGTCGTCCAGCGTCGTCGGAGCCGACGGAACGCTCCTCGCAGTCCAGGGGGGCATCGGAGGCACCCTCGGCAGCGTCGGCGGGGCCCTGGGCTCTGGGGCGACCACGGCCGCAGGCGCGGCAGCAGCAGGAACGGCAGCCATCGGAGGCGGCCTGCTGGGCGGCGCCGGTATCATCAGCGGCCTTATTGACATATTCAAGGGCACCCAAACCACCGGCAAAGAGGCCCAGGACAATTACGTCACCGGCGGCACAAAGATCGGCATGGTGGGCGCCGGGGCGGCCGCAGGCGCGGCTATTGGCTCCGTTGTCCCCGTAGTCGGCACCGGCGTCGGGGCCTTTGTAGGCGCAGGCATTGGCGGCCTTGCGGCACTTTTTGGGGGCGACGGCATCGGGAAAATGTTGTCGGACGCCCTTGACGAAGGGGGCCTCCTCAACAACGCCGGCAAGGCCATCGGCGGCTTTTTCACAGAGACGCTCCCGAATTTTGTGACCAAATCCATCCCGGCAGCAATATCCAGCGCCGGGGAGGCCATCGGGGGCTTCGCGTCCAGCGTCGGGGAAATCGTCGGAGGATTTTTCACCGAGACGATCCCGACGTTTTTGACCGAACAAGTGCCCTATGCGGTCGGGTACGTCGTCGGCGCGGCGCAGGTATTTTTCACCGAGACTGTGCCCGGAGCCGTCGGAGACATGCTTCAGACCGTCGGCACATTCTTCACCGAAACCGTCCCGGCATGGGCCGAGGGAGTGGCGCAACGTGCCACCACCTTCTTCACCGAAACCGTGCCCGCAGCCGTGGGGAACCTCCTCCAGAACGTCGGGAACTTTTTCACCGAGACCCTGCCCACATGGGCGGAGGGCGTCGGCCAGCGTGCCGCTGTGTTCTTCGGTGAGACCGTCCCCACATTTTTCAGTGAGCTGTTCACCAATGTCGGCACGTTTTTCACCGAGACGATCCCGGAGTGGGCGACCGGCGCATTTGACGCAGCCGCCACGTTCTTCACTGAAGACGTCCCGCAATTTATCGGCGACCTGTGGGACAACGTCACCGGCTTCGTGACCGAAACGATCCCCGCATGGGGCAAGTCCATCGGCGACAAGGTATCAGGCTGGTGGGACAGCATATCCGGCTGGTTTGGTGACCTGTGGGACGGCATTTCCGGGGCCTTTTCCTCCGGCAAAGAGGCGGGCTCCGCAGCGGCAGGGAAGCACGCGGAGGGCGGCATCATGCACGCTCCGCACATGGCCCAGGTCGCAGAAGACGGCCCGGAGGCAATCATCCCCCTGGGCGCTTCGTCCCGTTCCCGCGGCATGGCCGTCTGGGAGGAGGCCGGGGACATCCTCGGCGTCAACAGCCCGGCCCCGGTCGGCAGCAACGACAACGGCCTGGGCGACATCATCCCGGAGGGCAACGGCGGCGCGTACAGCGGCCCACAGGGCGGGGGGAACGGCAAGGACGTCCCTGCATACCCCACGGGCACGCCGGGCACCAGAGGGCCCGCAGAGGGCCAGGGAGAGCCCGCCGTCACCGTGCCCGTCACCATCACCATCAACCCGGAAATCGTTATCCAGGCGGCGGCCCAGGGTATGAGCCCGGAGGACATCGTCGCCCTGCTGAAGGAGAAAATCCGGGACATGGTGGACGACATCAGCGACGAAATGGCCGAAAAGCTGGCCAGGATTTTCGCCAATATGCCAGTGAGAGGGGGCGCGTAACACATGGCGGAAATGGTATACATCACGGAATTGGACACCGGCACGCGGGTCGCGCTGCCCCTGCCCCCGGAATCCGTCAAATGCAAGGCCGAAACCAAATTTATCAGTTACAACATTATCAACGTGGGGGAGGTCAAGCTCCCCAACGGGGAGAAGCTGACGAAATTTTCATGGAGCGGCCGGCTGCCGGGGGAGAGCATGAAGCACATGCGAATGGTCAGCGCGGCAGACTGGCGGAGCCCCAAAGAAATCCAGTCGATTTTTTCGATTTGGAGAAACCGCGGGATGAAGCTCCGCCTGTTGGTCACGGGCACGACGATCAACCACGACGTCTACCTGGAAAATTACACCGTCGACAATTCCAGATTGGACACCGTGGAGTACAGCATCAGCTTCACCCACGCCAAGGACATCAAGGTCTACACCACCGCGGAGCTCAACATCCAGGAGGCCGCACAGGTGCCGCAGACCACCAACGACAGGGCGGCCTCTTCGGAGGCCGCCTCGGAGACCCCGCAGAAAACCACGTACACCGTCAAGCCGGGGGACAGCCTCTGGGCCATATCCAAAAAGCTCCTGGGGAGCGGGGCCCGGTACAGCGAACTGTATGAGGCCAACAAATCCATCATCGGGAGCAACCCGAATTTGATTTACCCCGGCCAGACATTCACCATCCCGGCATAAGGAGGGCGGCAGCATGATCGACATTGCAAAGCTGATATATCGGGAATACGCCCTTTTGCCCGACGGGAAGCGGCTCAACATCACCGGCGCCGTCACGGCGGCCGGGTGGAGCGAGGGGGAGGGAGAGATCAGCAAGCGGCTCTCCATGACGGTCGCAAACACGGCCTTCGGGGGGAAGCCGCTTTCCTCCACCATCGTCCCCAACACCATCGTCATCATCACGGCGGACGCCGGAGGCGGTGAAAAAGAGGTCGCCCGCGGATATGTCACGGAATGGGGCCCCACCCGCAGCAGCGGGGGAAAGAGCCTCACCCTGGCGGCATACGACGAACTTTTCAACCTTCAGCAATCCCAGGACGACCGATATTTGCCCGCGGGGACGGGCACAAAGTCGGCCATTACGGCCGTTTTCAATGACTGGGGCATCCCGGTCGGAGAGTACAAGGGCCCCGACGCCGTCCACGCAAAGACCCTTTTCAAGGCGCAGTATTTAAGCGACATCATCCTGGCGCTGTTGGATGACGCGGAGAAACACGGGTCGGACCATTACGTCATCGGAGCGGAGGCCGGAAAGGCGTTTGTCCGTCCCCTCGGGGACAACAAGGACATTTACCACCTTTCGGAGGACACCAACACAACCACCACCTCCGACAAGATCAGCACGGCGTCCCTGGTCACGCGGGTCAAGGTCATGGGGCTGGAAAACAAGGACGGCAAGGCGGCCCCGGAGGCCATCGTGGACGGCCTGACCGAGTACGGCATCCGGCAGCGCATCTACAACCGCAGCGCCGACGACACCCTGGACACCGCCAAGGCGGCCGCCCAGGCCATCATCGACGACCAGGGCAAGCCGGATCGGTCCTCGACCGTCGTGGCGCCCGACGTCCCATTTTTGCACAAGGGCGACAAGGTACACCTGGCCTCGGAGACACTCGACGGGTATTTCATCGTCCGCAGCGTCAACCACGACGTCACCAACAGGTCGATGACCCTGTCGGTCAGGCCGGCGGCGTAACAGAGAGGAGGAACACATGGACGGAGAAGCCAACCTCGGCCTTAACAAACTGGCCCAGGTCATGCAGGAGCGCATGAACAGAAACCAAGACGCCAACAACGGCGCCCTGATTTTGGATTTTGGGACGATCCAGCCGGACATGAGCCTGAAAACCAACACCTTCGCCATCCCCATCCCACAGTCGGATTATCACGTGTGCCGGCAGCTCACCCTCGGCCCCACCCACAACATCCTGGCCAAGACGCAGGACATCGGCAAGCCGCACAGCGGCTCCCACATCCACAACACGCACAGCCTCACCTGCACCCACCACGGCGGGACGCAGCAGGGCACCACGGGAGAGGCCACCGGCGCAGCGCCGGACCCCCCTATCCCATCCCAGCGGACGGCGGGGGGCGACAGCTCGGACGGGATGCACCAGCACCATGTCCTGATCCCGGAGAAAATGCGGCAGATCAAGCCGGGCGACCGGGTTCTCGTTGCGTGGGTACAGAGTGAGGCCGTAATCATTGACATCGTGCTTCCGGGCACAGCGGTCAAGGGGTGA